AACAAACGCGTGTATGGCTGCGGTGGTAGCTGTCTCGTTGTCATCTACACCTTCCTCGTGGTTTACGAGGTTATATGAGTATGTAGCTGCAAGCGGGTTACCCCGTAGACCGGAATCAAGCCATGCGGTGCGGGCCATTGTGCCATAGTACCAAATATCTTCTAGGTAGTTGTACACCACATAACGATCTATATTTGTCTGATCGGTAGAACAATAGAACCACCATATTTCGTGATACGACTCGTTAGTCCCTGCAAATACTTGGTCGTATTGTTGCTCGTTGAAGTCACCAAAGACAAACTTACGCAGGTCACAGCGCAGGGGTTGAGTACGCCCGTCATACTTGTAGAACTTATCTTTACCCATCCAGTAGGCTACGCCGTTAGCATAGGCTACACAGTTTTGTGATGCTGTAGATATGTTTTCACCAACAAGCTGCGCAGACCACACCACAGGAGCGCCCACATATTGTAGCGAATAGAGAGCCGCGTCAGTCCAAACCAGCACCTCCTGTCTAGCTTGTTTAGAGGCTATAATCTCGGTGCCACGAGATAACGTAAGGAACCCTGCCTGTGACGTAACAGAGGGTGTCCAGTCTACTACGCTACCTTGATCCGACCACCGCACCAACATAGGATTAACTGTGGAACCACCAAACTCATTTGCACCGAACGCAAACACAAAACGGTTAATGTCAGATACTTCTAAGATACGTTGGCTTGTGGGTACATTGCTTGCGCCGCCAAGAGTTGATAGCGCTACACCGCGAGATGTTAGCCCGCTAGTTGCATCCCAATAATATATCGGCCCCCCGCGAGGTCCAAAAACAAGGTCTTCGCCAAAATTAGACTGGCTCCAAAGTCTGATTGCGTCTGTAGATGTGTCACCTACACCCCACAGACCAGAACCCCAAGAAGAAGCACCCCAACCTGTAAGGGGGATTGCAAACGCAGGACCAACGTTAATCTGATACGCGGCAGTTACTGTACCACCACCTGTTGCACTAGAAGAAGCCGCGGAACCCGCGTCTATTGTGTATTCGTTGGTAGTGGTAGTAAGAGTTATCTGATATTCGCCGTTTAGCGTAAGCCCACCTACAGCACTGGCTCCGCTGTATGTAACAAAATCTCCGTCTGTGTAGCCACCATTTGCATCGGTAACCGTAACGATGGGAGAACCTGAAACCGTTTCAAACGGGTTTGTAAGCGTCACTGTAGCGCGTAATGGGGTGATGTCGTTATATGCCCCACCGTTCTCAATGTAATATTTTAGGTTGGTGCCAACGGCGATAAGGTTTTGACTACCTAGCGTTACCCAATTCCACAATGACCTGCACACACCTTGAAACGTAGTAGCAGATATACGCTGCCAACCACCTATCTTCTCAGGTGTGCCCTGCCGAAAGCGTATCTTATCGCACTCGTACCAGCCACCTTCGCTTGTGTAGCGTGTGTTTTCGCGGTTCACACCAGACTTTAAAAGTAGCTTCTTTAGGGGCATGTTACACCTTAGTCTATAAGTTCAAAATGAGGACCGTCAATAAATGGCCTGCGCCCCTGTGACCTGCGAAGATCAATATACGCATTCATAGCGTCTTCCATTGTGCCGTTCCATTTACGAATGTCCATAGGGTACGGCATTTCAGGTGTGCCCCACGCTGCCCCCCAACATATAGGAACTCCTAATTGCGTAGCTGCTTCTTTGATCGCATCAGCAAGGTCATCATAGATAGAGAGTTCCCAGCTTGCCCTGCCATTTATATATGCCATGATATCGAAAGCCTTACCCTCAAGATGCTTGGACTTCATCGTCTGACTAGCGCCCTTAGCAACAAGTTCTTTCTGCTGCTCTATAGTTCGCATACCCTGTACTACTCCAAAGTCTGTTTTGGTCAAGGTTATAGCCATTTTGATTACAGCCTGTAGACGGTCATCTATACCTTCTAAGCGATCAAGGCTACGTCTGCTTAATTTAAACTCGCTCATGCTACTTCCTCTTAAAAAATGCCTGTGCTCCGCGCACACCAAAACTGGCTGAAATTGCAATTCCAAGGCTGTAAAAATACCAGTCGGGAGCTTTTGAAAGCTGCTCAAACCCACGATCAACCCAGCCTTCAGCGCCGGGAATAAACGCTAAAATCAATGGAATAGACAGGACAATAACGAACCACTCGTCTTTCCAGCTTGACTTTGCGCCCTCTGCCATAATGCGTTCCCAGTCAGCAACACTTGTCTTTTCAGACAGCAGTATTTGCGCTTTCGCCTTCGCCTCAGTTAGCTTTAGCTCCGCAGCGGCAGCGTTCTTATCGGCTTTGCCTTGTAACCAAGAGCCTGCAAGGTTTGCTATCGGTCCTAATGCAGCGGTAAAGATACTCATTTTTCTGAACTCAGCCATACGGCTATCGTGCCTGTCATCGCACCACTAACAACGCTAATCATAGCACTCTGTTGGGTGCTTAGATCGTCCAACGTCATCCCCCAATTAATTACACGAATGTACATGATGGTCATAACCAACATCATAATACGCGGCATAAGCCGATACTGAAGAATCTTTTCAAAGGTATTCGCCATGTTACACCTCTATGTTTAATTTTGTGCCTTGCGGCCTATCTGCATTGGTCTTGCGCCCAAACCTATCATAACTTTCCTGTAAGTCCAATCTTTGCTTTACAAGAGCCTCTAAATGGCTGTGATTGGCCCTGTGTTCTTTTTCTACACGTTGCTCCACCAGATGCGTTTCTATGCGCTCACGCGCCCTTGTTTGAGCGTGTATGTCGCTCCCCACGTTAAACGGTGCACTGCCCACTCCTGATACACCGTCAGCCATTATATACGCCCCTGCTTCGCTAAAATAATTACGACGGTGATACCGATCATGATCGAAACAATGATTACTGCGCCGCCATAGATCACGATGCGCTCAACCAGCTTAGCCTTGCGCTTTCTCTCCGCTTCTACCTTTGCTTTACGGTCTTTCCTCGCCTGTACCCGTATAGCCTGCAACTCACCCCATGCGCTAAAACCTCTGGTTGCAATAACGATCTGACGAAGCTCCTCCTCGGCATCCTTGGCCCTTTGCAAATTCACAAACGTCTCCATCGCATTTTCATCCGATCCTGAGAACAAACTGTTTTTCTTTTTCTCATGAGCAGCGCGTAAATCATCAACGCCATCAAAAAACTCACCAATTTGTTTAGTGACGTTAACGAGTTCCTTACCCGCAGAAACAGCGGACTTTACCGCCGCTAGTGCTGTAAATGGGTCTATCATACACGTTCACCTACCTTGGCCCAAACGGGGCATCCACTATTGTAAGGCACACGTATAACGTGGGGGTAATGATAATAAAATTTAGATACCTCTCTGGGGCATCTATAAACGCAGGCGGTATATAACGCGCCGTATGTGTGTACCCCTACCAGCATAGCAGTAAGCGCACATATCATGTTACCGCTCCATTAAGCGATCTATTTTTTCTTCAATGCGGTCAAACCGTGCAACGATCTGACTCATGACAGTCGTACTGTCGGCTTTAGTGACGTATTCTTTTGCCATTTCTTCTCTTGTTTTGTTCAAGAGAATTTGAACGCGCCCAAGTTCAGCGTGTTGTGTTTTTATCCACCAACCCAAACCACCTATTGCAGTGGTTAAGCCTAAGTTTATGAGCGCGTTCATTTCCATTATTGTGCCGCTACCTCTTGTGGGGCATCTTCCAACGATTTTGTCAGCATGTCCATGAAGGCTTGCTTGCCGACTTGCAGTTGGTCCAGATTAAACTGAGTTGATCCAATCTTACGGTCTAGGTCAGCAATGTGGTTAATCATAACTTTTTGCTGATCTGTCAGTTGGTCTTCAGTGTAGTCTGTGCCGTTGATCGAAATGGTTTTTGTTTGTTTCTCGGCCATCGTGATCTCCTTTCTTTATGTTAAAATTAAGCTGGTGTTTCTGTAGACCAAGGAACCCCAGAAGCGGTGGTTGCAGCACGGTCAATTTGGCCTTGTACTTTAGCAGTACGGTTAGCCTCAACCCGAGCTTTGGCTTCATCGGCGGTTTCGTCGCCTTCGATCAAGCTGTTGTAGACCCAACCCAAAACATCATTTTCAGTCAAATCCGCGTATGGGATATAATCTGAGCTTGATGGATCAGGGTCGCAGCGGAACTTGCCGCCTTCTGTTGCGGTGTAGGATGGGGTTCCATCGCTTGCCGCTACGCATGACCAATAAACGAGGAATACCCCGCCGTCAGCGTCTGTGTGTTGCATGTCCGATACGGACCAAGTGCAGGTAATAGCCATTGTTTGTTTCTCCTTTATGGCTGGGGGTTATCCGCAATACATGACACAAGATACAAGTTTGACCCCTGTGTCAGTATTTCCGATTGTTACTTTTCCGATTGTTTTGCTTCTTATGATGTCATCTGACTGCACTTTTGCAGTTCCATCGCCATTACTTTCGAGCAAGTCACCTTTGGCGCAAGAGCCTGTTACTCTAACAGAGCCAATGCCTACAGAGGTAACTATAAGTTTACCATCGTCATCAAACTCTGAAACAATACCATAAACGCATGAATCGCCCTCTGAACTAGATACTTCTACCTTTGGGTGATCTGCTCTTGTTTGACCCGCTTTCCCGTGAGGAACTACGTTTCCATTTTCATCGTGGGTGGTGTCTGGATAAACATCAAGAGCATCTATTGTGCTAACTACTGTGCCGATAGGCGTGTTTGTAGGAATACCTGAACTTTCGTGGCGTCCAGAAAAACCATTATATGAGACGGTTGATCCAGTAACAGAAATCCACCCTTCTTTGGCATTTGCCTGACGAAAAGTTATAAGTTCCCCGTCACTAACTTGCCTATTTACATAAATATTTGAACTTGTACCTGTACCGCTATTGTTCGTTACAGCAAGATGAAAGTGATTATTGGCTGCATCGGCAAAATAAGC